GAAAAAGAAAATGATGTATGGCGGTGCTATGAATAAAAAGAAAAAATAAAATGAAAGGTGTAAATCATTACTTCAAGGATGGGAAACTACATAAAGGCGGTACACATAAAATGCCTGATGGTTCCTTACATAGTGGTGCTAAACATACTAAAAATAGTGCAAAGCTTTTTCATATGAAAGAGTTATCTAAGACTGTACAGAATAAGTTAAGAAAGAAATAACTTGGGATGGCGATTATGTTTTGGTGGGGGAAGTAATATGACTTCAGGAGTCGCTTATTATTTGGAAGACGAATATGGCTAAACCTAAATCTAAATCAACAGTGAACAAAGCAGGTAACTATACTAAACCTGAACTACGTAAGAGAATATTTAACAGAATAAAAGCAGGAGGTAAAGGTGGTTCGCCTGGTCAATGGTCTGCACGTAAAGCTCAGATGGTAGCCAAGGCGTATAAGAAAGCAGGTGGAGGTTATAGGTCGTGATATGGGTGAGACATGGGAAACGATTGTACAAGCATGGCCCTTAGTATTTGGATTCGTAACTCTAGTTATTGTCTTAGCTAAGATGCATGGACAGATAGAAGTATTACAAGATAAAGTTAAAACGTTATTCGACTTATGGAACTCTAAACCAAAATGAAACCATCACAAAAAAGTTTAACGGATTGGGGAAAGCAGAAGTGGCGTACCAAGTCAGGTAAACCATCTACTCAAGGCCCAAAGGCTACTGGTGAAAGGTATCTCCCTTCAGCAGCAATTAAGTCGCTTAGTAAAGCTGAGTATGCAGCTACAACTAAAGCAAAACAAAAAGGCAGAAAAGCAGGGAAGCAACACGTAAAGCAACCTAAGCGCATTGCAAGCAAAACCAGATCATATAGGAGAACGTAATTATGTCAAAGGCTAAAATTAAAAAAATAGAAAAAGATATAGAGAAAAATTTAGAAGCTAAAGCAAAAGCACCCAGCAAACAAAAATTAGCTTTTACAAAAAAATTAAAAAAATTAAGAGAAGACTTAAAAACTTTAAAACAACAAAATACTGCAAATAACAATACAGGTCTTGCTAGTCTAGATGGTACAGGATTAAATTATAGTACTAAAAGAAAAGCTGAAATACGAACTGATGAACAAAGTGGAAAAGGTAGAACAGACCGTCCGAAATCTTTACCTGAAGGTAAAAATGTAAAAGTATTAAATGCTAAACCATTAAAGAAAGGGATGGGTGGTAGAGCTACTGTATCCCCTAATCAAAAATCACGACAATTAGAGTTACCTAAAGATAATAATAAAAATAGTGTAAAGAAAGAAACAAGTAAAAAATCTAGTAATAGTGAAAAAGATAGTGTAGGCAAAGAAATTGCTAGAGCATTACTTGGTCCTCAAAAGAAATCTAAAATTGGTAAACTTACTGTTGATTCTACAGATAGAGGTATGAGTAAATTTATGGGTACTGATAAAGAAATAGAGGACCAAGAGATGGATGAAGAAATGAACTTCCGTAAAGGTGGTATGCCTAGTAAAAAGAAGTACGGAATGAGAGCAGGTGGTTTTACCAAACGAGGTGGGATGTACAAGAAAGGTTATTAATGTGACTGAGCAACAAGAAAACTTTCTTAATGCTTTGTTTGGAGAAGCGCAAGGTAACTTTCGTAACGCCATGAACATTGCAGGTTATGCTCCGACAGAGTATCCTGCTAGGCTTATTCGTCAAATGAAGAGTGAGATAATAGAGAGAGCAGAAAATATGTTAGCTGCTAATGCTCCTAAAGCAGTTCTCTCTATGTCAGGCATACTAGATGATCCTAGTGCTTTAGGTAACAGGGATCGACTAGCTGCTGCCAAAGAAATCCTAGACCGTACTGGTATAGTTAAAACAGAGAAGATCGAACATAAGGGCGTAGCTTCTGCTGTTGTTATATTACCTCCCTTAGAGGAAGATGATGACACTCAAAAGGATTGATCATGCAAGTCGTAGAAAAATTAAAGCAATTGGGAAAATTCCATACGGATACGATTACGAGGTTGATGAAGGGAATGTGGCGTGGTATCTGCCGAATGAAGGAGTGCTTTGTAAATTCGATGAAGCGGTTACTCAAATTAGTGAAGGTGGTCACTCTGTACGAAAGGTGGCGACGTGGTTAGAAAATGAAACTGGTAGAAAACTTTCTGCTACTAGGTTACACAAGTTGGCATGGACTGAGGAAGAGTTGGATGCTAGGAGAAAGTCTCGTAGACGTAAATTATCTCCCAAGCAAAGAAAAATCGAAGACCTTAAAAATACCGAAAAGCAAACTAGAATCAAAGCAGACCAAGCAAAGAGACGATTAAGTAAAGTATTAAGTACAGGTAAAGAACCTGAAGAGATGTTAGACTTTGCAGATTCAATAGAGAAAGAACCTGAAGTTGTATTTAAGCCAAATCCTGGACCTCAAACACAATTTCTTTCTGCAAATGAGCGTGAGGTTTTCTATGGAGGAGCAAGAGGTGGGGGTAAAACTTATTCTCTGCTTATAGCTCCATTAAGATATGTACATAAATCTGCTCATCGTGCATTACTTATAAGACGTTCGATGCCAGAACTAAGAGATGTTATATTCCAGACTCAGCAGATATATCGTAAGGCTGAACCGAAAGCTAAGTTTAAGAGTCAAGAGAATACGTGGTACTTCCCAAGTGGGGCTAGAATAGAATTTGGGTATTGCGAAAACTTACAAGATGTGTTAAGATACCAAGGACAATCCTACTCTTGGATTGGTATAGATGAGCTACCTCAGTATGCTAATTCAGATATATGGCAGTTCTTAAAGTCATCACTACGTACTACAGATACCAGTATACCTTTACATATGAGGGCTACAGGTAATCCAGGTAACATAGGATCAGCATGGGTTAAGAAGTTATTTATAGATCCTGCTGAACCAAATACAAGAATAACTGAGAAGATAGAATATGAGCTAGATGGTAAAACACTGTCAAGCGAAATAACAAGAAAGTTTATAGCAGCATCAGTATGGGATAATCCGTATCTCACACAAGACCAAAGTTATGTTGCTATGTTAGCATCACTACCAGAAGTTAAACGTAAGCAGTTTCTGTATGGTGATTGGGATGTAGTAGATGAAGGTGCATTCCCTGAGTTTGATAAGACAGTACATACGTGTGACAGTTTTGAGATACCTAATGGGTGGACTAAGATCAGAGCAGCAGACTTTGGATACTCAGCACATTCAGGTATATTATGGGGTGCAGTAGATTACGATGGATGTCTGTGGATATACAGAGAGTTATATGTCAATCGTTTGACAGCAGATAAGTTAGGTCAGATGATTATACAGGTAGAAGAAGATGACGGTAGAATACAAGATGCATTATTAGATAGTTCCTGTTGGGCTAAAAGAGGTGATGTAGGCCCATCAATAGCAGAGACTATGAATAGAGAAGGATGTAGGTTTAGACCATCAGATAGATCACCAGGATCTAGAGTAGCAGGTAAGATAGAGTTACATAAAAGATTGATGATTGATGAAGATACTGGTGAACCTAAGATAAAGATACTAAAGAATTGTAAGAACTTAATTAGTCAGATTGCTGCATTACCAACAGATAATAGAAATCCAGAGGATGTAGATACTAGATCAGAAGATCACTTATACGATGCACTAAGGTATATGATAATGTCTAGACCAACAAACCTAAGAGTAGCATATGAAAATACACCTAAACACCGTTACCAAGCTTCTGACTCTACGTTTGGGTATTAAGTGTTCTGGGTGTACGTTGCTATGATTGCAGCGTTTATATTGATTATCGGTGTATTTGTATATTGTCATAAGGATTAATTATGAGTAAACCTAGAAATTATAAACAGGAATATGCCAGAACACATGGTACACCTAAAGGTAAACTAGATAGAGCAGGTAGGAATAAAGCCAGGAAGATTGTAAAACCTGCTAAAGGTATGGAAGTACATCATAAGAATGGTAATCCTAGAGACAATAGATCTAAAAATTTAACAGTAATATCCCAAAAACGTAATAGAACTTTACAACCTAAAAGAACTAAAAGGAGTTAAAATGGTAGATGAAAATGAACTTTCTGCTCTAGACGATAAAAAATCAGATAAAAAATATGATAACTTAGTAAGTTATGTAAACTCTAGATTTAAAAGAGCAAAGACAAGTAGATATTCTGATGAAGAAAGATGGACGCAAGCGTATAGAAACTATAGAGGTTTGTATGGTCCTGATGTACAATTTACTGAAACTGAGAAGTCAAGAGTATTTATTAAAGTAACTAAAACAAAAGTACTAGCTGCATACGGTCAAATCATAGATGTTTTATTTAGTCAGAATAGATTTCCTATTGGTGTAGAGCCTACAATAATTCCTGAAGGTGTGGCAGAGTCAGTACATATAGATCCTAAAGAACAAGAACAAGAACGTGCTATGGAGGAATTTAAAAATCTTTATGGTGTTCCTGGTGATGGTAATGACCTCCAACCTGGCGATACAACTGATGCACTAAGAGAAAGACTAGGTTCATTAGAAGATGAATTAAAAGATTTAAACGGTCTTAAAGAAGGACCAGGACAAACACAATCAGCTATTACATTTAATCCTGCTATGGCAGCAGCTAAGAAAATGGAAAAAAAGATTAAAGATCAGTTAGAAGAATCTGCTGCTACCAAACATCTTAGACATTCTGTGTTTGAGTGTGTATTGTTTGGTACTGCAATAATGAAAGGTCCATTTGCTGTAGATAAAGAATATGCTAATTGGGATGAAGAAGGTAACTATGATCCCTCAGTTGTTACTGTACCTAAAGTAGAGCATACTTCTGTGTGGGATTTCTATCCTGACCCAGATGCATTTAATATAGAAGATTGTACATATGTAGTAGAAAGACATAGACTTACCAGATCTCAATTAAGAGCGTTAAAGAAACGTCCATTCTTTAGAAAAGATGCTATTGAAGAAGCAATCTTAGGTGGTGAAAATTATGATCGTGAGTGGTGGGAAGAAAGCCTAACAGATAATCAAGTAAGTTCTGAATTTGGTTCAGGTAATTATTCTGGTGGTAGTGACGTAGAACGATTTGAAGTACTAGAGTTTTGGGGTACAATAGATAAAGAGATAGCAGAAAATCATGGTTTAGAAATACCTAAACAACAATTAAATGATGAAGAAATACAGATTAACTGCTGGACTTGTAACGATGAGATTTTAAGACTTGTTATCAATCCATTTACACCTAAACGTATTCCTTACGTTGCTAGTCCCTACGAATTAAATCCATACAGTTTCTTTGGTGTAGGACTATCGGAGAACATGGATGACACTCAGACATTGATGAATGGTTTTATGAGACTAGCAGTTGATAACGCTATTCTGTCAGGTAATCTATTGATTGAGGTAGATGAAACAAACTTAGCACCTGGTCAAGATCTTACAGTATACCCTGGTAAAATATTTAGAAGGCAAGGTGGTGCGCCAGGACAGGCTATATTTGGTACTAAGTTTCCAAACGTGTCAAGTGAAAACATGATGCTATTTGATAAAGCAAGAGTATTATCAGATGAGTCATCAGGTCTACCATCGTATTCATATGGACAAACTGGTGTGCAGGGAACAGGCAGAACTGCATCAGGTATCTCTATGTTAATGGGTGCAGCTAGTAATTCAATACGTACAGTGATTAAGAATATGGATGACTATATGTTACGTCCTTTAGGAGAATCATTATTTGCATTTAATATGCAGTTTGATTTTGATCCTGAAATACGTGGTGATCTAGAAGTAAGAGCTAGAGGTACTGAAAGCTTTATGAAGAATGAAGTTAGATCTCAACGTCTTATTAGTTTCTTACAGATTGCAAGTAGTCCTGTATTAGCACCGTTTGCTAAGTTCCCATACATCATGCGTGAGATAGCAGCGACAATGGATTTAGATGTAGATAAAGTAACAAACAATCCTGAAGAAGCATTTAGACAGGCTATTTTATTGCAGCAGATGCAACAACAAATAGTAGAAGATAATCCTCAACCTCCTCAAGATCCTACAGGTGCAGGTGGTGGTAATATTGGAACTGGTCAAGCTCCTGCTCCAGGTGAACAAGGTTTTGCTACAGGTGGTGGTCCTAATGCAGGAACGCAACAACAACAGCAACAGGCTCAAGCACCTCAAGGTCAGGGTGGTGGACAACAAATACCACCAGAAATAATGGCAATGATGCAGCAAGGAGGTGGTGGTAATGCTTGACGTTAAAACTGCTAGAGACATTTTACCGTTAGTAAATACACCAGACTTTGAAGAATTGTTTAACTTATATCTAGACTCTAAAAGACATGATGCGTTACGTGTACTAGAACAGAGTGATAATAAAATAGAAATATATAGAGCGCAAGGTGCTATAACTATACTTAGAAAGTTAAAAAGTATGCGTGTAGAAGTACAGACAATATTAAAAGGAACTTGATATGGCAACTCCCCCAATCCCTAAACCAGGATATTTAATTAGAGAAATTACAAATCTTTCTGAAAATGAATTATTCTATAGAACAATAATTAAAGAAGCAGAAGGAGAAGGAGCATTAGGTCAAGCGTTAGTTGCTAAAGCTATTTTAAATAGAAAAAAGTTAATAGATAACGGAACAAAAAGATCTAGTGAGTTTCAATCTGCTGGTGAAACAATAAAAGATATTTTGTTAGGGAAAAATCAATTTCAACCTGTAACAGGTGATTATAGAGTTGCAGAAAATATAACAGATGAACAACGAGAAAAAGCAATTAATGCAATAGAATTAGCAAATAATACAGGATTATTAAAAGATAGACTAAGAGAAGAAGGGTTAGAAAATAACGATATAAAAATTCTTATTAATGTTACTGGTTTTAGAACTGAAAATGCAAAACCAGATAAAAGTCAAAATGTAAATTCTATTAAATTTAAAAATCATATATTTAATACAGCGAGTAATAAAGATTTAAATTTGTATGAAAT